CTCTAAAGTTAATTTATGAGCTGAATAACCAATACCGGTAAATGTTGGTGATTTAAATTGAAATACTAATTCACTTCCTAACAATGTAAATGGTAGTAACAAACATAGAATAATCTTATTCATAAAATTATTTATATGTTACTTTGTCTTTTTCAATAATTCTTCTTCTTTTGCTTTAAATTCTTTTTCTAATATTTCTCTTCTCTCTTTTTCTTGAAGTATCATTTTAAGTTTAATGTTTAAACGAATCATATCGTTATCTAACATTCTAACTTTATCTATTAAACCTATAAGAGTTTTTTTAGATGCTCCAATAGTAGGGGATATATCTTTTGTAACCCACTGCCATACATAATATACAAAATAACCTAAACCTATTGCAGCTATAATTGGAAATCCAAAGTCATTAACTAACTTTGAAAAGTGGTCTATCATTTGATCATTCATATTTACATTATTTAAAAGCTAGACTGCCACCGATTCTATTTTCTAAGTATTTCTTTATTTCCTCTAGTCTAGAACGATGCACCATAAGAGTATCCATTTGGCTACTAATTCTTACATTATGGTAACCAAGTCGTTTTTTTAAATCAACAATCTCTATTTGTTGTTCTTCAACTATTTGAGAAATTTTATTTATATCTCTATCCAATAAGTAAAAAGATGTTACAACAAGTAAAGCTAATACGGTAAATATAATATTTTTTTTCATTAGTCTTTTCTTGCATCTTCCTTTCCTTCAGATGCTGCTATCCTATCTAAGTTTGGTTCAACATTAAATGCATGGGATATTAAAGTATCAATTTTAACTATTTCATTAGTCATAACATCAACCCTATTTTGTAAACTTCCTATCATACCTCCAAGACCAGCTACTCCGCCTTTTACCCCGTTTAATATAAATTTTAAAATAATAAAAATAAATACACCACCAGATAATGCCCCTGCAATAGGGAATCCAACCTCAGTAAGAAATCTAATAAAACTACTCATTAAAAATATTTATTAAAATTAACATGTTGAAATATATATTATTATAAGTAAATATATTTTAATAAAGAATAAACTGTAGACATGGAACAATTAATTTTACACTTAACAGGAGATTACCTGTTACAAAGTGATTGGATGGCACTCAATAAAATTAAAAATAGTAGAGCAGCCGCTACCCATGCGTTAGTTTATTCACTACCATTTTTATTATTACAACCATCGTGGGAAGCATGGTTTGTAATATTTTTTACACACTTTATAATTGATCGTTTTGCTATTGCTAAATATATAGCTTTTGCTAAAACTAAAATAGCTCCTAATAAATGGTGGCCATCATGGAAAGATTGTTCTGTGAATGGCTATAATAAAGATATACCAGTTTGGTTATCTACATGGTTATTAATTATTACAGATAATACAATCCATTTAATAATAAATTACTTGGCTTTAAAGTATTTATAAAAAAAGCCCTACCTAGGTAGAGCTTGTTATAATAATTTATTAAAAATTATTTTTTTACGGTAGGTTTTCTACCTCTTTTTTTTGCAGGTGGTTTTGCCTTGCTTTTTAGTTCAGCTAATTCTTCTTCTGCCTTAGCAGCAAGCTCCTTAGCTTCAGTAACTAATAGATTGACTTTATCTAGGTGTTTTCTTGCGACTAAAAGGCCGACTACAAAACCTACTACGAACGTTGCGATTAATGTTAACATAAGAAAATTATTTATCTTTACTATCTTTCGTTTTCCAGAAGTATTCGTCAGTATCCCCTAACCTATATTCATAACCATTTTCTACCTGATAATATTCAGTACTAACTAAAAAGTCTGGCATTTTTGGATTTTTGGGGGTTAAAGAATTATCATAAACTCTCATTCTATTATTTGGATATAAAGCGTACTGACCGTTTTCTAATTCAATAACATTAAAAGATTTATGTTCAGCTGGCACTTCAGCTGTTGAATAATCTGCTTGATCGGTATTTACATGATAATTATCTAAAGTAAACATATAAGTACCTTTAACAATGTCATGAGTTCTAGTAAAAACTTCAAAATCCATACTACCAATAAATTGCTTATACAAACATGTTATACCATAATCCATACAATTCCAAAATTGTAAGTTTGGTAAATCATAATCAGGTGTTGGAGTTTCTGGAGAAGAAACAAATGCAGTTATAGGCAGTTTATCAAAAACTGCCCCATATTCAGGTAAAAAAGTTTCAAAGTAAAAAGCTCTACCTGGAATACTTTTTGCAGTTACCCAATGTCCTTCTACAAATTCTCCATGACCGTCTTTTCCATCTCGTAAAAATTCTTTTCTTACGTAAACTTTTGTATTTGGTAAATTACATATTAATTGTGACATTTAATTACTTACTCCGTTAGGTGTTAAAAAACTACTGTTATGTATAAATTCATTATAATATTTTAAACCTTTTATTTTTTCAAAATATTCCCCATCTATAGGTAAATAGTGACCATCTGAACAAAAATGAAAACCTATAGTACCTGATGGGTATGTTGGTACTAAAGTATAGTAATATCTTACTGCATTAAAATATTTTCTTTTAAATTCATACATTTCTTTTATGAGGTCTTTATTATAAAACATACTTTCAGATTGCGAAACTACTATACCTTTTATTTTTAATGCCTTTTTTAAATTTGAATAAAATTCTTCTTTAAATAAAGATGCACCTACACTAAAAGGGTCAGTAGAATCAATAATAATTATATCATATAAATTAGTACATCTTTTAATATATTCAGCCCCGTCTTGATTCATAATAGTAACCCTACTATCTTTTAATCCACTTGATATATTAGGTAAATGTTTTTTTGATATTTCTATAACCTCATTATCTATTTCTACAAGGTTTATAGATTTTACCTTTTTATATTTTACTATTTCTCTAACTATACCTCCATCGCCACCGCCGATTACTAATACGTTTACAGGGTTTTCATGAGTTTTTAAAGGTACATGGGCCAACATTTCATGGTAGTTTGCTTCATCAAATTCGGTTAATTGAATAACTCCATCTAATCTTAAAAGTTTACCAAATCTTTTAGTTTCAAAAACTTCTATATGTTGATATTTAGATTTAACTTCTTCTATTAAATCACCTTCTATTAGAATAGTACTACCATTCTTTTTATCCCAACTATCATCTATAATCATTTACGTTCATTCATTTTATATATAACGGTATCAGCTTCATAAAAATTTTTGCTAAATTCTGCCATTTTTTCTACATCGTACCATTTGCATGAAAATATATCTAAATATGCAGCATTAGTATTATTAGCAAAATGACCTGATACTAAAGAGGTTTCAATCAATTGTGTCATAGAAAACCCTGATACTTTAGGATCATCACCAAAATGAATTACTTGGCATTCTCCAAACATTTTCATATCAATAACATCATTGCATAAGGTATTTACATACTCTTTAATTTTATCTGCATTCCTGATAGTATCAGGATTACAATTATATAAATCTACTGATGTAGATATACCCCATAATTTAGTTTTTATAAATTTTTTCTCGTCCATTTTAACCTCTATTTATAATTTTTGTATAAACCTCTCTACTATTTAATTTTTTTTCTAAAATTTGTTTAATTTTATCACCATCTAGTTTATCATCACAGCTAAAAACATCAACTGCTGCATAATTAAATTCAGGCCATGTATGTATACTTAAATGACTTTCAGTTATAACTAAAACCCCTGTTAAACCATGAGGACTAAATTCATGAAATAAATCATTAACTATAGTTGCTTTACCTTTTTTTGCAGCATCAATAAAAATATCTTTTACTTGATTAGAATCATTTAAAATTTTTGAATCACAATCAAACAGTTCAATTAATAAATGAGTTGCTAAAGGTTTCTTCATACTTTCAATGCCATGTCCCAGATAACTAACTGCAATCTTGGACTAAATTTAAAATTATGCTTTTTACATAAGTTAGCTACCATGGCTGATTTAGCAGTATGTTCATCTCTACTACCACAACAAGGCATTAACCAAACGTTTTCACGATCTACTATACCAATATCAATATATTTTTCAAATAATTCTTGTTCATCTTCTTCTGAATCAATAACAAACTTAAAACATTCACCTCTAGAGTTATGATGAGCTATAACATCAGGTTTATATCTACGCTTTTCAGGGTCTCCATTATTACTCATTTTCGGTGATAAAGTAAACTTAGCATTAAAATCATCATACCATCTATCCAAAGGTTTAAGAGTACTATTAGATTCAAAATCTATATTAGGTATAAATCCAAATCTTTCAACAAAAGTATCCATCCATGATAATAATCTTTTTTGCTGTAATAAAGGTTCTCCACCTGTTATCTTTAATAAAGCTCCTCTTTTTAATTCTTTATCGAAACCATTATTTTCATAAAAATTATTAAGTTCATCATAAGTATATCTATTTTTAATAGACCAAGATACAAACGAATCACACCCATGAGGTGAATCTTCTGATGCAAATCCTTGACAAGTTAAATTACACATTGCAAGTCTCATAAAGACAGAAGGCCACCCGACATATTTACCTTCACCTTCAACAGTATAAAATACATGATCATCGCTTAAAGATAAAATATCACCACTCATAGCTTAATTATAGTATAGTTCCTTATCATTTTCAACATAGAGTATTATATTTATTATAAAAAACATAATTTTTTAAAATAATATTTTAATAAAATAATTTATAAATATTTTTATATGTCAAAAACATCAACTACCCGTAAAAGGGTTAAATCGGTAAAGAGACAAGTACCATTAAGTTCTATCTCTGATATAACAGTCGAAAAACCAGAAAAAAATTGGGATTTAGACTTCAAAATAAATGAAGATTATAAATTAACTAAAAATCAGGTTAATTTTTTAATTAAAACTCTACAGCAAGATACACGAATGTGTATGGTAGATGGTCCTGCAGGTACAGCCAAAACATATCTTGCTGTTTTAGCATCATTAAAAATGCTAAATAGAAAACAAATAGATAATATAATTTATATAAGATCTATAGTTGAAAGTGCTTCACGTAGTATGGGAGCTTTACCAGGGGAATTAGAAGAAAAATTTGCACCATGGTCAATGCCTTTAATTGATAAACTAGAAGAAATTACTACAGCTGGTGCAGGTAGTAATTTAATTAGTAAAGGCTATATAAAATGTATACCGGTTAATTTTACCCGAGGACTAACTTTTAAAAATTCATGCGTTATTATTGACGAAGCTCAAAATATGACTAATTCAGAACTAACAACAATTTTAACTCGTTTTGGGGAAAATAGTAAGTATCTTGTAGTTGGTGATAGCTATCAAGCTGATATTGGAGTTAAAAGTGGTTTTAAAGAAATTTTTAAAGCTTTTGACGTGCCAGGGTCAACTGAATGGGGTATTAATAATTTTGAATTTACTGCTAATGATATTGTTAGAAGCGAAGTTCTAAGATTTATCGTTGATAGACTCAGTACTATTAAGTAATTCTTTTAAAGCTTGTTCTAATCCAATATTAGCAACATTTTGTACCTGCTCAATTTTTTTTATTTCCGGAGATGGAGGGGCAGCAACTTCTAACATTTTTGTTAATACGTCTTGTTCTAATTTTACTTGTTGAGGATCACGTTCTCTTATTGATGGTACACCAGTAGATATACCTGTTTGATTTATTGAGGTTTTATTTACATTATGCTGATATATTTCACCTAACCCCATGATGTTCCTTCAAATGGATTCCTTAAGCCTTGCGTAACTTTACTATTCAATGGAGGTGTTCTAGGTCCTTGTTCATTTTTTACCTCATCATTTATAATAGCAGTTGCTTGTATTTCTTTTTCTTTTAATTCATGCATACTATCTAGTTTATCATCATTTATAATTGGTTCTACTTGTTCTTGCATAATTTCACTAAGTGACTTTTCTTCTTTAACCTCTATATGACCTTCATCCTTAGTAGTATTTAATAATTCTTCATAAATTGCACTATTGCCTTCATGCTCCCATACTTCTACTTTAATAACTCTTACACGATTATTAGTTTGTTCTGTAACAAACTTATTAGCATTTTCATATACCCATTCAGCAGTTCTTTCAATACCAACACCTTTATCTGCAATACGTAAATCAATCATACCTTTTTCTGACATTAACTTAAATATACCTAATTCTGGGTCATCAGCAGCTACTACAGTTGTATGATCATATTGCTTTTCTAAAATATTTTTAATTTCTTTACAACCACCAAAGTCATAAATCCAATTTTTATCATCTAATTCATCTGCTGTAAACCATAATTTACATTGTAATCTATAGCCATGAATTAACTTGCAATGACTATCTGCTCTCCATTGACGAAAGGCTGTACTACCCATCGGTATAATTTTTGTTGATACATATCTCATATTATTATTATGATATAAATTTAATAAAAATCAACTTTTTTTAAAATAATAGTTGACTTTTTAAAAAATTAATATTAAAATATCTTTAGATAGAGAGAAGGGACGAGATAATCATCTATACTTTTTTATAATTTGTTCGAAGCTTACTTCCTCGGCGGCATCTGGGATTTCTAAACTTTTTTGTTGTAATCTTAAATCTTTAGCAAATCTTTTAGTTCTTTTTTTACCCTTTAATGATCTTACTACAACTGTTCCTGTTTTTGGATCTTTACCTATAACTTCATGGGTAGCACCTGCACTACCTAAGACAATATCATCAATTTTAAATTTATCAGCTTCTTTATTTAATTTCATTAATATTTCCTTGGGTGATAAATTTTCTTGTTTTGCCATATTTTGAATAGCTTGTTTTAACTCTATATCTGGAGTTGTTTGTTTAATTGCAGTTTTAGGTAAATCTTTAATAAATGATTCAATTGCTCCAGAAGTTAATTTATCATTATTTGCTGCTATTAATGATTTAATACCGCTTAATTCTTCTTTATCATACTTAGTTATTTCACTAATAGAAAAAGCTAAAGTTTTTAAATCATTAATAGTTAACTCATCTCCTAACATAAATTTAGTATAATTATCTTTTAGTTTTTTTGTAGTTAAATATTTTTCAGTTTTAGGAGCCTTTAGTTTGATATTATTATCAATTTCAGCAGCAGCTTTATTTCTTAATTCTTCTTTAGCTTTTTTATCAGCTTCAGTATCTATAGTACCTTTTTCAATTTTATCATTAACTGCATTATAATAATCTATATCTTGGGCTGATATATTTTTTTCTTCTCCTTTTGCATATGCATCCCAAACTTTTCTGTATCTAGAATCGTTTATATACGCATCATATTGTCTAGTGCCTTCTTTAGGTTTAGGACCTTGTTTCCCGCCCTTTTTACCACTCATTAAATCTACTTGAGCTTGCTGAGCTTTTATTTCTTCTTGTCTAGCTTGAGCTTCAGCTTTTCTTTTATCAGCACTTAAAGTTTGTCTAGATTTTTTAAGATCTTGTGCCATTTGTTTACGTTTCATTCGTTGTTGTAATCTTTTTTCCCTACCTGAACCAAATAAGTTACTAACTATACTACCAGCACCTTTTGCTACAGCTCCAAGACCTCTACCGGTAGCTGCAACTCCTCTACCGGTAGCTGCAACTCCTCTACCAGCTGCTGTTGCTGCTCCTAAAGCTCCTCTGCCAGCAGCTCTACCTGCACTAACAGTATTATCTGCATAATTAGATCTTATAGGTGATGTTTCTTGAAGATTTTTTTTAAAGTTACCTTTATTATATACCTTTTCTATAAGTATATTTTTATTTTTAAGATTAAAAACTTTTTCAGTTTTTTCAAATAATTCTTTATCGGTCATTGAAATATTTAATCTATATGGTATAATAGATATATGTCTAGTAAAGTAAAAAATTATGAATGGTTAGGTGATGATGTAAGTGAAAGTGAACTAACTGGTGAAAAAGATGTTATTGCTAAAGAAATAATGGGTGAAGAGTATAGTAAAGGTTATTTTCCTCCTATTAGAGTTTATGATAATAATGTTAAAGCTGATAGAAAATATATTTCATCATTACCAGATTTGCAAAATGGCCCATCAAGTTTAATTCAAGGAGCTGCAGTACCTATTCAACAAGTAGGTATACATAATTTTAGATTACCTCTAACTTATAAAAAGAGAGATGGTAAGACAATCAATCTTGAAACGAGTGTAACTGGTAGTGTGAGTTTAGAAGCTCATAAGAAAGGTATTAATATGTCACGTATTATGAGAAGTTTTTATGACCATAAAGATGATCTATTTAGTATTGATAATATAAAAGATGTATTAGAATCCTATAAAGAAAATCTTAAAGTATTTGATTCTCGTATAATGCTTAAGATTTCATATCCTATTAAGCAGAAAAGTTTACGTAGTGGTTTAGAAGGTTATCAATATTATGATGTGGTATTTGAGGGTGATCTTACTAAAGATGGAGATTTTAAGAAATATATACATTTTGACTTTGTATATTCATCAGCTTGTCCTTGTAGTTTTGAATTAAGTGAGCATGCTGAAAAGTATCGTAATCGTGCTACAGTACCTCATAGTCAGCGAAGTGTAGCAAGAGTAAGTGTACGTTTCAATGATATGTTATGGGTAGAAGATCTACAAGAATTATGCTTAGCAGCTTTACAAACTGAAACTCAAGTAATGGTAAAAAGAGAAGATGAGCAAGCGTTTGCTGAAAAGAACGGTTCATATCTTAAGTTTGTAGAAGATGCAGTAAGACTTCTATATGATAAGCTTAATAGTGAATCTCGTATTAAAGACTTTAAGATAGTAGCCTCACATAATGAAAGTTTACATAGTCATAATGCTATATCAGTTATAGTAAAAGGTGTTGAAAGAGGATTTTCAGCAGGTGTTGCTAGAGATGTTTTTGAAACTACAGGTTTAAGATAATTAATCTAAGTTTCCTTCTTTACTTACATCTATTAAACCACCTAATTTTTCTATAAATCCTTTACCTACAAGAATTTTATAATCATTATCTTCTCTAGAACCTATTGAAAATTTAGTTTTAGGATAAACTTTATTACCTATTTCAATATCAAACTCTACTACTGGTCTATTATCAATAGTAGCCTCTCCATCTGGTCCAGAACCTACATTTATATCAATAAATTCTATTACCGGTTTTTTTAATTTTTTATTATTAACAGTATCAAATGATACTTGAGATCTATTTTCATTAAATGATAAATTAATTCCATGCAATACATTGTAAGCTCCGTTACCACTATCAATTTTAGCTTCTACAGGACCCAATTCTTTAAATGTAATTGTTTCTATTAAACCGAGAGGTTTATTACTTTCATAAAATTTTTTAAAAGTTATCACATTATTATTTAATGCTTACTAGTATTCTTTACATCCTGTATATCTTTTCTTATTACTTTAGTTAGTTTTGCAATTTCAAGTAATGATTTTCTTGCTCTAGTTCCAGCTGCTGCAATACCTTTTTCATTAAATTTTTGTACTTCTTGAGTAAAAAAATTGAATTGTTCAGTAATAGTTTTAATATTCTCTTCATTCATAATAATTTATTTATATACATAAGGTTTAAAAACTACTTGAATAATGGATATAAAATATTATAATATAATAATGAAACGAGTTTTAGTTATTGCTCCCCATGCAGATGATGAAGTTTTAGGGGTAGGGGGTACTATTCAAAAATATATTGAAAAAAAATATGAAGTAAACGTTATTATATGTTGTAAGCGTAAAGTAGATAATAATATTGATCATATTAATTGTTTAAATATTTTAAAAGTTAAAAAAATATTTCATTTAAATATGAAAGATGAAAAATTAAATGAATATAAAAATGAACTACTTAAAAAATTAGAAGATTTATATTATGAAATAAAACCTAATATAATATATATACCTAACAAAAATGATTTGAATCAAGACCATAAAACAGTTTATGATGTATGTGAAGTAGTATTGCGTAGATACCAGCCTGATTCCCCTGAAATGATTTTTTCTTATGAAACACCATCATCAACTACACAATCATTTAAAAATAATTTCAAAATAAACTGGTATGAAAGTATATCTAAAAAACAGTTAAATAAAAAAATAAAAGCTTTTTATCAATATAAAAATGAAATAAGAAAATACCCCAACCCTAGAAATGATAAAGGTATAAAAATATATGCAAAATTTAGAGGTATGGAATGTAATAGTAAATATTCAGAGGCATTTAATTTAATTTATAGTAAAAAATGAATACAGTTTGGGATAATGTAGATAAATTTGAAAGTCTAATTGCAAATTATGCAGGTAGTAAGTATGCAATTGCAGTTGATAGTTGTACTAATGCTTTATTTTTATCTTTAAAATATTGTAAAGAAAAATTAAAATTAAATCATAATTTTATAGAAATACCTAAACAAACATACGTTTCAGTACCAATGCAGGTTATAAATGCTGGTTATAAAGTAAAGTTCGTAGATAAATCTTGGGCTGGTTCATATAAGTTAGGTAGTTTACCTATAATTGATTCAGCTCAAAAATTCGGTAGTCAAATATATGAAAAAGATACATTTTATTGTTTATCGTTTAATTTTAAAAAAATACTATCTACCGGTAAAGGCGGTATGATTTTAACCGATGATATAAATGCTTTTGAATGGTTTAAGAGAATTAGATATGATGGAAGACCTTCTATATATTATAATGATATGTTAGATTTACCGGTTGAAGATATAGGTTACCACATGTATATGACCCCTGAACAAGCGGTAATGGGTATACAAAATTTTTATGCTTTAGATAAACATAGAGATTGTAATAGTTCTTGTAGTAGTCAGTATAAAGTAGACTTATCTAAATTAAAATGTTTTAATGAAAATAATAGTATTAGGTAACGGTAATTTAGCTACATATATCAAAAGATTTTTTACTTTACAAAATTTTATAGTAGAACAATATAGTAGAATAGATTTTGATGTAACTAATTTTAATAATAATTATTTTTTCCATAAAATTAATGAAAATGATGTTGTTATCAATTGTATAGGTATTTTAAAACCAAAAATAAAATCTACAGGTATTAAAAATACTTTTATAATAAATTCATTATTTCCAAATAAAATTTTTAAAATTTGTAAATTTAAAAAAGCTAATTTTATACATATTTGTTCTGATTGTGTTTATGACGGTAAAAAGGGAAATTATTATGAAGATTTTATACCTAATGCTAATGATGTATATGGAATATCAAAAAGTCTTGTAACCAATGGTACAATAATAAGAACTTCTTTTATTGGTAAGTATGGGGGATTACTAAAGTGGGTTTTAGATAATAAAAATAATATGATAAGTGGGTATGATAATTGTATATGGAATGGTGTAACTGCTTTAGAATTATCAAAATTTATTTTAGATATAATCAATAATGATAATTTTTGGAATGGGGTTAGACATTTACATAGTTTGGAAAAAATTTCTAAATATAAGTTATGTAAAATTATTAATAAAATTTATAATTTAAATATAACTATTAATAAAATTAATGCAAATAGTATAGAAGGTCAACCTATAGATAAAATATTGGATAGGTCATTGAATACTATTCATAATATAAAATTAAAAAATATAGAAGATCAAATTAATGAGTTGAAAATATTTGACTGAACATAAATAATATTATGGGGGATGCATTTTTAACACGCACAGGAACTAATCTAAAATTTAGTGATATTAATACAATGAGAAACTGCAATTGCCAAACTTCTGGTAATAGTTTCGGTGATACAGTTAGTATTAATACTATGTATAGTTGGTATTTAACTAATGCATTTTTACCTAATGATGATGGTAGTGGGGTTAATCCTGCTAAACTATCTGAATTTAAATGCGGTCAAATTATGACCGGGGATATACAAGCAATACCTGAAACTCCTAATTCACCATATAATTTAAATAATAATGGTAGAATAGTTACTTCTCTTTTACCTGAAGGTGTAGTTACTGATGGTTCCGGTGATAAATGTTATCAATTCTCTATTACAGGGGATGGTGGTACAACAGTATGTGGGCCACAGTCTTCCCCTTCAGCTACTTTCACCGGTTTAAATGCAGCTACATATTCAGTAACTCTAAAAGATAATTTAACCCAATCATGTATAGTGCAAACAGGAGTTAAGGTTAATTTAGGTGGCAAAAGCAATTTCTTTAGACAATTGCAAGATAATACATGTTAAAAAATGACAAATAGAGAACTTATTATAAACAATATTAAGAAATTGGTTAGTATTGCAAAGTATAATGGTGATGAAACTTTAGTTACACTTAATAAAGAATTTATACCCGATACTTTTCATGACGAAATAGATAAAATAATCAATAAAGATAAAATTGAAAAATTTGAATTTTTTGATATAATAAATCAAAAAATTGATTCTTCGGATATAAAAAATACTGATTGGGGTTTCCTAAGAACTGATTTAATAAATTGTAAAAGTAGTGTAGACATTTATTATCTTAGTGATAAAAAATTAATTAATAACTATAATAAAACTGTTATAGGAGATTTTTTGAACAGATATATTATATTTAAAAATTTATGTGAAGAAAATAATATTGAAATAAAAGATGAAGAAGCATTTAAACAGATTACTTTAAAAAGCAACTATAACCAAAATTTATTATTATTATCTGCTTTATTTAACATACACCCTGATTTTATTAAAGATAACAATTTACATTCAGAAGATAGTATTAGAATGAAAGAATGTAAGGATATATGGAAAAAATTAATTTTAGATAAGAAAGAAGAATGTATTAATACTTTAAAAACGGAAAAAAATGAAGCAGAATTAGAAAAGGATGAAAATACATTAAACGAAATAAAAATTATTTTAGATCTTTTAAATAATATAGATCAAGAAAGTGATACAATTATTGATGAAAATATTGAAACTATAAAAGATCTAATTTGTCATTGGCCTTCTTTATTATTACCGCCACCTAATATGGTTAATTATGAGTAGTTATATAATTACTGTTACTAGTGATGATATATATTATGATAAATTAGAAGTATTTTTAAAAAGTTTATACTCTAATAATGATATTGATACATATGTAACTTTAGTAAATGTTGATAAAATAAAACAAGAAAAAATTAAAAAAATTAGTAATAAAATTAAAATTAATATTATTAATAAAAATATACCTAACAAAATATTAGGATTAAAAAATGACAATAAATGGCAATGGGTAAAATTAAAAAATATAAAAAATAATAATTTTTTATATACTCAATTATCAGCTTTTTGTAATAATATAAGATTTGAAAATATTTTAAAATGTTTAGAACTAAAATATGATTACGTTATTAATATGGACATTGATCAAATTTTTATTAATAAATTAAATTTAAATAATTTTTTTAATAAACATGATATTTATATTTTTAATGAAAATAAAGATTTTAAATCTCTTAAAAAAAGACAATTAGGTAAAATTGATCCTAGTAAAACTTGGGTACCTGAAAGTTGGATAGATAAAAAAATTAAAATAAAAAAACCTTTAACCGATGAAAGTTTTATATGCGTTAAAAATAATGAAAATGTTAAAAAATTTTTTAAAGAAGCGGATAATTTAATAAAAAAAGATTTTTTAAACTGGGATGCTGATTTTTATATCCTTAATAATCTATATGAAAAATATAAAGATATAATTAGTTTTGAAACTATTTATATAGAGTTTAATGATAGGTGGTTTTTTGATAAAGATAGTTTTATTTGGAATGGTGCAGCAGAAATAAAAAATAATAATAAAATATATATAAATGAATACAAAAAATTTATATGCTAAATTATTTTTTAAACCTTTAAGATTAGAAAAATATATTGCTGAGGGTAAAGATTTTTTAAATTATGTAAAAGATACTTTAAAGCCTAAAAATTATAATAAATTTAAAAAATTTAGTTATAATAAACAATTATTATATCTTAGTAAAATGAAAAGATATAATAATAAATTTTATTCAACTAACGAAAATGATTCATTTTATAAAAATTTTAAGCCAGAAAAATATTACGGTAAAATTTTTTACGGTGGTCTAGATTTAGGTATTAATATTAAAAAATTATTAGATAATGAAAAAGTTACTGAAATACATATAGTAGAAGATACTGATGAAGTGGTTAAATTAATTAAGCCTTATATTAAAAGTAATAAAATTAAAATTTATAAAGGTAATCCTATAGAATATATACCTGAAAAAGATTATGACTTTATGATATGGACTAACTATATTGATTATATCTATAATAAAGATAATTCAGTTATAACTCAGAATTATTTAAGACTAAAATATACTAAAAATGATAAAAATTAATAATATAGAAACTGATATAGCAGATCATTGTAATTTAAGTTGTAAAAATTGTTCTCATCATTCTCCGTATGCAGTAAAAGGGTTTTATAGTATAGAAGATTTTAAAAAAGACGTTAATGAAGTATCAAAAAGTGTTAATTGCAATTGGTTTAAATTATTAGGTGGTGAACCTTTATTGAATAAAACTTTTTATGAATATTCTAAAATATTAAAAGATAGTAATATTTGTGATAAAGTTGCTTTATTTACTAATGGTATATTATTAGGTAAGTATAATAAAGAATTTTATAAAGATTTTGATTGTATAGTGGTTAGTAGATACCCGGGTTCTGAAAATTATAAAAAATTAATTTTGAAAAATATAGATAATTTAAAAAATGATGTAAAAATTATTCATAATTATTATGATGAATTTGAAGAACAAGAATTTTTACAAAAAAATGATAATAAAAAATTAGTTCAAGATATATATGATAGATGTAAATTAAGATATGAATGTAATACAATTTATAAAGGTTATTTTTTTAAATGTATAGCAAGTCAACGAAAAGGAGATTTTCTTAAATCTAACGGTATTATTGATAATAAATTATTTGATAAAAATACTGACGGTGTTAATATACATAGTAAAGATTTTTTAAGTAAATTTTTAAAGTATTATTATAGTGATAAACCTTTATATGCATGCCAATATTGCACCGGGTCATGTGGTAAAGATGTACCTCATGAAAGTAAAAAGAATAAAAATATACCACACAAAATAGAAGATATATTATCTATGGATAAATTAAAAGAACCACCAATTAAATTTTTAAATAATATTCAATTTTTACAACCTAATATAAAAACTAGATCAATAGATTATAAAACTATTGTAGATAATGATGGTATTTTACATATTAAAGAATAACTCATTATTATTTTTAATAAAAAATTTATCTTTATTTTTAGAATAGTGTTCGTTAATAAATGGTTTAACTTTATTAATTATTTTTTCAACTTTATTAAGTTTTAATTTTTCAATACCTTTATCAGACGGGTAACCATTTTTATCAGGTCTAAAAAAATTATTTTCTAACATTACTATACCTGATCTGTGTATAAAACACTCCAAATCTTTTTTAAAAATATGATTTAAATTTACATATTTATCACTATAATCTTGTATAATATAAAAAATAGCATTTTCATCTAAAAAACCGGTATATATGCCATCTATATCAGTTAAAAAGCATGAAAAAGTTTCATTCATTAAAATCCTCATACAATCCATATTATACGGGGTATGAACTGTAGTATCTTTATCTTTATAAATTAATTCTGAATTATTATGAATAAATTTATCAGCTTCATATTTATTTTTTTCTATATATTCGGCATCAGATAAAATATTATTATAAGTTCTACTAGATTCTTTATTATTTTTTGAAAACGAATTAAAAAAAGTGTAATATTGTTCTTTATTAATTTTTTTATTATAAGAACCAAAATAATTACTAAAATTTTCTAAAGTATTTTTATACATATTTTTATAATATATGTTATTTTTTGATAAAGGACATACATCAGGGGTTAAATTTAAAATATCCGAAAATTTAACTAATCCTTTATTTTCTATTTCTTCAAAAAAAGGTATTACTGTGTTACCACCATAATATAAATACTTAACATCTTTAAAAGTTTTATTACAGTTGTCGTCAAAATATTCAATCATAAATATAATTATGATGGTTGATGATATAAATCAAATTAAAGAAAGATATCTTAGAGGGGAAAAAACCATTAAAAAATCTTATAATATGTCTTATAAGAATCAATTAAAAACTAAAATATATAATATATTTAAATTTTTAGAAAATGAAGAAGCTCTAAAAACTATAAAAAAAGAGTATGAAAAATTTAATACTGATTTTATTCTTACAGTACCACCAGATGATGTACATAAAAAAAATTTATGGAAATTTATTCCTTTAATTTGTAATGAAAGCCATAATATAACAGTAAATGGTTTAAAAATAGACTTTTTAAAAAATTTTAAAAATACTGTTTCATTAATAAAAGATAATTTACCTGAAAATGAATATAAAAATATATTAATGACAGGTTTTTCTATTCTTAAACCAACTTGTAAATTAGATTACCATACAGGTTATTTCAATAATTTACCTCATAATAGTATTTTTCGAATACATTTACCTGTTAATATACCTAAACAGGAAGGTGAAGAAATATATATAGAATTATTTGAAAATGTAAATGAAAATGGATACGGTAAACCTTTATATGAATGTACTGAAAAGCATGCCTGGAAAGAAGGCCAACTATTTATTTTTGATGATTCATTTAAACATTGCGCAGTTAATAATACTAAAGAAGATAGGGTTATTATAATAATAGATTATTATATAGATAATACATTAAATAAATTTTATCATATCGAGTGCCCGGTCACAGGTAAAATGGAAAATATTAAAAGGATAGGGGAAATATTTTTTAGCGATCTGATAGAAAATTATAGTAAAAGAGGATCTTCATGAAAATAATTAACAGTATAAAAAAACATTGTATAGAATCAGAAATGAGTTATATAAAACATTTGATTCATGGATTACATTGTAATTTTATATTAATAAAAATAATATATTATAGTACAGTTCATAGTTTTTTCCCATTTATATATAAAAAAAACCATATAATATTATTTGTAAAATTGTACAACAGTATAAAAAGCAAACAGCATATTAAAAAAATTATAAATGAATAACAAAGTATTTTGTGTGGCTAGTGATAGTAATTATCAAGAAAATTCAATAGCATTAATTAATTCAGTTTTAAAAAATAATAATGATATTGATATTTTTTATAGATTTGTTAATGATACAGATTTAAATTATGATTTTAATAATAAAGTAAAAGTTTTAAATGATAAAACTAAACTTAATACTAAAAAAACTTTTTTAGTACAAGGTTTTGATATAGCTAATGAAACTTATAAAAATATAAATAACAGATTAGTTTCAGAAAAATTATTATATTGCGTACATGCAAAGTATCTTAATGTTTTAGAAATGTTAAAAGAAGATTACGAATATATTATTATATCCGACGCAGATATGATAGTTAGAAAATCTTTAAAAGATTTAATAAATGAAATAGATAAATTTGATATTTTATTTAAACATGGGTCTACTAGTTCTTTTTATGCTAATAAATTTAAACTACCAAGTAAAATAATATATGAAGAAGGATTCTTTATAGTTAAAAATAATTTATTAGTTAAAGATTTTTTTACTAAATTAGTTAATATAATTGAAAAAAGTAAAAAAGAAGGAACTTATCATTTAGATATAGATACTTTTGAAGTGGTTAATTTAGTGCATAACTCAAATAATATAAAAGTTGGAGAATTAAAATATATTTTTAAAGATTTTAATTTAAAAGAAGAAAGTATAGTTTGGTCTGGTCAATCAGGCAATAAAAATAGTGAAAAATTTAAAAATGAACAATCAAAATATATCAGTTGAAGCAGTAACGATAAGTGTAGATTATTCAGACTATTTAAAAAAAATTATTAGTAATAAAGAAAAATTAAATCGTTGGATTATAGTTACTATTAAAGAAGATTATAAAACTATAAAAGTTTGTAAAGACAATAAATTAGATTTCATATTAACTGATAGATTATATGATAATAATAGTCATTTTGCTAAAGGTAAGGCAATAAATGATGGTTTAAATGTATTAGATAAAGATGATTGGTTACTTCAATTAGATAGTGATACTCTTTTACCAGATAATCCATTTATAGGTGAATTTGATAAAGAATGTATTTACGGTTGTTCTAGAGAATATAATGGTAAAAAAAGAGTAGAAGTAAATCCATATGATAATACAGTTCATACAAGACCACTAATAGGTTTTTTTCAATTATGGCATAGTAGTAAATTTAAAACTTACCCTGAAGAAAGTAAACATGCAGGTATTGATGATCAATTAATGTCTGAAAGATATGAATGGCCAGGTAAATGGAAATATTTAAATATAACATGTAAAGATGTTTCTGGAATTTTTTGTAAAAATTGGTATGGAAGAAAATATTTTAGAAGGTATAATATAATAAAATGAATATATGTATAGTAGGTGGGGGAACTGCCGGTTGGATTACGCTAAGTTATTTAGCTTCAAAAATAGATTGCAATTTAACTATCATTCATAGTAATGAAAAGGATATTATAGGGGTAGGGGAAAGTACAACTCCTGCTATAAAACATATAGCTGATTCATTGAATATAGATGAAAAAATATGGATGTCAGAAGCTGATGCAACTTTTAAATATGGGGTTGAATTTTTAAATTTTAATAAAAAAGGTAGTAGATGGTTTCATACTTTTGATGATTTTATACCAGAAGAATCATTTAACAAACCTATATGTGATAACGGGAAATATATTTTTAATAAAAAGAACCCATCAAGTGTAGAGTATTTTTTAAATTTAAAAAGTAAAGATGTAAAAAAATATAATGAAGCACATGGCCCTTTTGAATTTCTTTTAAAAAATAAATTAAGTCCATTTGATAAAAATATGAATACTAATTTATCAAAAATACCAGGATATGCATACCATGTTGATGCATATAAATTTAGTCAAACATTAAAAAAATTTACACTTAAAGAAAAATATAATGAAATTATAGATACAGTAATAGATAAAAAAATTGAAAATGGTATATTAAAAGAAATAAAACTTAAAAGTGGTAAAATAATTAAAGCAGATTTATTTTTTGATTGCACGGGGTTTGAAAGATGTTTAATAAAAGAAGTTAGTAAATGGGAAAGTTATACCGATCTAATTAACGATAGAGGTATTTTTGGTATAGTTAAAACTAAAAGTTTTAAACCTGCAACTATAGCTAATGCCCAAGAGTCTGGGTGGATTTGGGAAATACCAGGTAGTAAAAAAATAGGAACCGGTTATATATATTCTTCAAAGCATTGCTCCAAAGAAAAAGCAAAACAAACTTTTATAAATTATTGGAATAAAAAAGGTTATAAAGTAGAAATTAAAAAAGACGTTAGTTTTGATGCAGGTTTGAATGAAAATATATCTTATAAAAATATTATTACTAATGGATTATCACAAAGCTTTATTGAACCTTTAGAAGCAACTAGTATAATGATTACATGTATAACTGTAAAAATATTTGTAGATATATATAAAAAAAATAATAGCTGGTCAGAAAATCAGACTGAAATACATAATAGATTCTTAAAAAATTTTATTAAAACTACAAAAGATTTTGTAAAATATCATTATACTCTTTCAGATAGAAAAGATACTCCATATTGGAAAGAAGTAAGTAATAATATCGAAGATGTTGATAAATGCTGTAACAAAATTGAAGACTTATTTTATAAAAAATTTATAAATATAGATTCATGGTTAAATGAATTCAATTGGACTTCAATGCTATTAGGTTATAATAAAAAATATTCAAAAAATAAAAGAAAAATTGAAAAGTACAAAATCCGTAATTATAATCTATATATCAAAACTTTAAAAAAACATTATAAAGAACTAACTAAAAATAATTTAAGTATAAAAGAGTTCTTAGAAAAGATAAATGAAAAATGAAAACGTATATATAATTGGTGGATCTGGATTTATAGGATCACATACTGCTAAATTACTAATAGAAAAAGAATATAATGTAAATATTTTAGATATTAAATCTCCTGATAGGAATATATATGATATTGGAAAAATAAATTATATTAAATGTGATATTACTGATATTAATCAGGTTAAAAAATCTTTAGAAGGTGATATAGATTATATTATTTTTCTTGCAGGTATAATTAGACCTGAAGAATGCAGAAATAAACCTTACGAAAGTTCAAATGTAAATATTACTGGATTATTAAACGTTTTAAATACTATAATTAATAAAAATATTACTAAATTTATTTTTAGTAGTACAACTCACATATATAATACCGATAAAATAGAAGTATCAGCAGATTTAGAAATTAATTCTTTAGTACCTCAACACATATACCCATGCTTTAAGCTTATAACAGAACAACTATTAAGATCATATAATCTTATGTATGATTTACCTTATTTAAATTTAAGATACAGCGTTGCTTATGGGGAGTACGGTCATTCTGATAATGTAATTAATAAATTTATAATTAATTGTTTAAAAAATGAATCTTTAATTCTTCACAATAACGGAAAGTTTTATAGAGACTTTTTGCATGTATCGCAACATGCTGAAGCTAATTATTTAAGTATATTACACCCACATAAAAATGATACTTTATGCGTTGGAGGGGAGTTTATTAATTTACTAAAAGTTGCAGAAATAATTAAAAAATTAACTCAATCAAATAGCAAAATTATATTAACTAATGAAGGTAGAAAAAATGACTATAGGGGTAAAATTATAAATTCTGAAAAAACTTTTAGAAAAATACAATGGATTAATAAAATGCCTTTTGAAAAAGGTATTGAAAAAACTATTAATTTTTATAAAAATTAACTTTTCTTCTTTTTTCTTTTTTTCCAGTTAACCCTTTTAGAACTGGTCTTTTTATACATCTTACCTTTAATTTTATTGCATTCAGCTTTTGTAGGTCTGCAGGCTGGGTAACTACCTCCTGACTTTCTAGATTTTCTACCGCATGGTCCTCCCGTTTTGCAATTAATCCAACCACTAAATTTTTTACCAGTTTTAGGATCTCTGCCACCACGTTTAAACCATTGACGGAGACTATCACTAGCTTCATTTAAATAAAAATTATATAGTTCATCAAACTTCATTTTCCGTATTTACGCATTTTATTGGCATGTAATTTATCACCAGCTTTTTTAGCTGCTTTGTAAGCTTTTGAACCTTTTCTTGCAGATTTACGACCAGACTTTCTTTTTTTATTAATATTAGCCCATAAGCTTTCTACTAATTGATTAAATGTTATTTTTTCTTCCATATTTTCCCTTTTCTACATCTAACTATAGCTCCTGATTTATATGCTGAAGTTTTTTTACCATAAACTTGATCAGCTTTACGTTTACATCTATCTTGAGCATCTTCTTCTTCGTTATTTTTAAAGGACTTTAGGAGTTTATTTAAGCTTTCTTCTCTACCCGGAGAAGAGTAGCTTTCAAGATCATGTTGACGAAGACCTATCAATTTTGATACTTTATTTTTAAGCATCTGCACATATTTATCGCCACCATACATAGCAACCATTTTAGGGTCTGGATCTTTAATCATAGCTTGTAATTCTTTAATTTGCCTTACACGCTCAGCGTTTTCATAATATAGTTTAAATGTTTTCATAATAAATTACCATTTTCTGCAAGACCAATATCTTGCTTTAGTTTTAGGGCCCGGGTTATCACAATTATGTCTAGCTCTAAATGATCTACGAGCAGCTGGATTGCTTTTTCTTATTTTCATAGTTTTTTCTCCGCGTCTCTTAGCAGATGTTCCTCCATGACCAAAATTTACTTTTTTAATATTACCAGTTTTAGGATCTTTTACAAATACTTTAAATTTTTTAACGTCCCCTCTCATTGGTTTATTAAGTTTTACTTTTCTACCTCTATATTCAGCATCTTCAGAAGAAGATATTACATTTCCATATTCATTTAAAAGATTAGTTACTATATAATCAAATTGCATAATAATATTTATTATATAAATAAATAATTATATGGCAAGTACGGAAAATGATTTAATTTTTGAAACTTATTCAAAAAGCATAAATGAAGATTTAGGTTTAGGTCATGCTACCCCTAAAATGATAAGGATAACTTCTATAGGCGAAACTAAACCATTAAAGAAAAAAACTGAACCACCCATTGAAGATGAAACAGTATTTATTCAAGCAGGTGAACCAGAAGAATCTGGCTGCGGTGATGACTGCAGTTGTAATAAAGAAGGGGATAGTGAAGGTAAAACAATTTATGATGGTGAATTAGATATGGCAAGATTAGAATTATTAAAAGCTAATGAATATGCTGCAAAATTATTCCACCATATAGGTAATCACCCAGAAAGTGATTATCTTGAAGGCTGGGTAGCAAGTAAAATTACAAAAGCAGCTGATTATCTATCATCAGTATATCATTATCTAGATTATGAAGATAATTTTCCTACTAGAGAGCCTTGCTATAGCGATGAAGAAGATAGAGAAGATGAAAGTATAGAATTAGATGATGATGAAATGACTAAAACTGCTAAAGAAACCGGTTTCGGCGCTTAGATTAATTTATTATCAAATATTCTTTTAACCTCTTCATCCATTGAACCGTAAAGATCAATAATTAGATCTCTTCTACCTTGTTCATCAGAATTTTTATATAATTCTCTGATTTGAGATGCACTTCTTATATCTTTACCAAGGATATTAAAATCCATAGTAGGTAAAGTTGCAATATAACCATGCTTTGAAGCATTTTCTAATTTTTTATTATTATCATATGGTTGAAAATAGCTTGGTGTACCGTCTTTCTTTAAACCAAATTTAAATCTAGGTCTATCACCTTCCATATCTTTTTCTGAAACTGCAAATATAACTTTAGTATTATCTAAATCATATTTTTTAGTTATTTCTTCAGCTAAATAAGGATTCTTAGTCATTTCAACAAAATTAGGGTCAATTCCCGCACTTTGAATCATCATTTTCTTTTCTTCAAATTCAAACGGAGAATTATCATCATTAGTTTTACCGGAAGTAGAAATAAAAACTTCAGCAGTAGGAAATTGTTTCTTTAATTTATCATAAACTGATGCATGCCCTTTATGGAATGGGTGAAATCTACCCGGATAAATTACTAATGTTTTTTTTAAATCTTCTGCATCTTCAAACTCTTTTAACATTAACATTCTATACATTTCATTAAAAGAACCGATTTTTTTCTTACCTGTTGGATGGGTTTGAAGACGGGTACCTTCACCTCTATTAAAAATAGGAGGATTACTTATATAAGATTCTTGACTTTCAGGTGAAGTTGGTTTACCTGTACCAAAATTAGCTCGGCTAAATTCTTCTCTATCTACCATTTTAGTTATTTCAGCACCATCAGCTGTTACTTTTGATAAAGCAAAACCTTCCGGCGCAGTAGTTTGCCAATTGTTAGGACTTTCTTCAAGATAAGTACCTAATAAATCATTTTTAGTTATTTCATTGAAAATTTTTATTAAATTATTTTTTAAATTAGCCACTATTTTAGTAATTTCAAATGCATTTTTTATAGAAGGTTTTAATTTTTGTAAAGATTTTAATGTGGCTTTCATTTGCTCTGTCTTTTTAGCTTTACCTTTTTCACTTTTAAGTCTTTCTAAATCTTTTGTAAATCTATTAGTAATATAATTTATATATTCTTCAGTAGAAATAGAAGTATCTTCTAAAAATCTACCAGATCTTATTTCTGAATTTATATATGATTTTAAAGTACCGGTAAAGTCATCTAATAAACTAAAATCTACTTTATCTGCTAATCTTAAAAGCTTAGTTTTTTTAGCTTTTACATCTCTTAATAATAATTTACTAAAAGACGATTTATCATTTTTAGGTTTATTTGCTAAAACGTTAAATACAAAAACTGTATTAGATTTAGAAAACTCTTCTGGATCAGAAGTATATTTTTTAACTTTTAAGATACCATTTCTTACAATATATTCAATATGTATTGCAACTCCTATTTTAGAAGTACTTATTTCTTTACCATAAGGACTATCTTCTGTAACTGCATACTTAATTGTATTAGGGGTAAAGGTTAAAAATTTATTTTCATTTTTAACACCATCTATAGTTTCGGGGGTTTCAACTATTTTCATCTGCGGATCAAACATATAATCCATTTGATAAATGCCTTTTATATTTAATGAAGGTAAATATCTTAAAGCTAATTTTAATTTATCAGCTAATCCCCCGGTACCGTGATTTTCAGTAATATCTTCTTCAGTATAATTAATTTTAGGATTTTTAGCGAAAGCAGATTTACTTGCTACAAAAAATTTACCTTTTGTATCGACCCCAGCAACTATAGCAGGTGCTCCATCAAACTTAGTTGATATTTTATAATCAGATTCATCTACAAAATAAGATATAGATGATTCTATTTGGTTAATAGCTTCTATAACACCTTGTTTACCTTTATTAAGTATATTTTCTTCTAAATGGTCAATATGCTTTACAGCGCCATCAATAGCATCAAAAAACTCTAAGATAACGTTATGATGTTGTTTAAAATTCTTCATGAAAGTTTTAAATCCTTCTTAAATTTAGCATTTACATTACTACCCGGGTAACCTATATATACTCCATCACCGTCAAAATCAAAAGCTATAAAGTTATTATTGATAGCATTTAAAATATTTGAATAATTAGTTACATTTAAATATCTTGCTTTATCAAATGAACCTTCTCCCATAAATTCGCCAGCTTTTCTAGTAAATCCTTTCTGGTAAACAAACATTACTATATCAAAACCTTCTTTACCATATTCATTTAACATTATACCTGCAAAATGTTGCATCCTTTGATTTGGATCAGTTACATTTTCACCTATGAACTGTTGTAATATAGAAATATTAGAAAAAGCTTTTTTCATTACATCGCCAGTAAATTTAGCTTCTTGCAAATCTTCAACAGTTAAATCAGGTTTTTGAGCAAACTCTTTAAGTTTATTAAGATCATTTTTAAAGCCTCCCCCTCTTGCACTTATAATTCTACCTTTACCAACTTTTAACTCTACATTTAGACCACTTGGTGTTTTTAAATCACCAACATCACCTTTAAAACATTCAGTAAATAAACTTAATAATAACTCTCCATCACCAACACTAACGTTACCTTCCGAAAAACTTTTTACAAATAATGAATTATAAAATTGTTCTATTTTTTCAGAGGTTTCATTAGCTAATATTTTTTCTAAAATTGGAAATATTACTTGATGCAAACTAAATTCTCCTTGGGCACCGCCTATACTACCGGTAATACTATTTAATTTTTGTTTTATTTGTGATAATATTTCTATTTCCCCATAATTAACATCAAAATCAGCTAAAAAATTCTTTATATAACGGGTTTGATCTACAAATCCTGATTGTTGTACTAATTTTTCTATAGATTTATCGCCTTCTTTTTTAACTATATTAACTATTTTTCTATAATCTTTATCATCTACGGCCCCTACAAATTCATAATTATCGCCTTCACCTCTAAACAAATTATTATCTTCAAAAAATACATTAACCTTTTGACGGGGCAACAAATCTACTTTTTTATTAGCAGATTCTTTTAAATAAATTTCATCTAATGATTTCCAGCTCATGTTGTTACGTCAATATCCTGTGAATATTTTTTCATTATGTTTATTAATTTTTCTAAAGAAGATTTTGCATTTACTTCATTTATGTCAGATAATTCACTTAATGATTCGATATCACTTGGTTCTATTTTAGTAACTAATGCTTTTTTAATTAATCTTACAAGTAAAACTTCTCCTTCAGGCGATAATTGACTTACTTCTGGTTCCGGTTCAGGGGTATCTGCTAAAGCTTGATCACCTACAACAGGTTCAGCAGGCGGAGCTGGTACTTCGTCTTGTTCTAAAATTTTATTATACTGTTTAAGGAATTTTTTCATTTTAAAATTTAATATTTTCTATCTTTTTAGCAATTTCCTTCATTTTTTTACCATAAACTCTATTAATTGCTTTTTGAGGGTCCTCTCCGATACCAACTCCAAAAACTTTCATATTTTCAGGTGATGTTGCTAATTTTTGAGCTATATTTAAAGCTTTTTCTTGATCCTTGGTAAGTACTTCTTGATCTTCAATTTTTCTAGTTGATAATAATTTATTAAACATTTTTTCTAATTCTGCGTATTCTTCACTACCATCATTTACAAATTGTCCAGGTTGTATTTTTGAATTATGAAACTGATCTACTAATTTATCTTCTTTATCATAAAGTTCTTGTCTTGCATCGGCGTATTGACTGTTATTTCTAAAAGCGTGTGCCTTTTGTCTTAATTTAGACTTTTTTTCTGGATCCTTTTCTTTCATGACTTGCATGAACAGATCTTTACGTTCTTTTTCTCTTTCAAGATGACTTTCATAATCATACTTCTTTTTAAACTCATCTGTTTCAGCTGCTCCTGAACGTATTTTACTTACATCTTGATTAACAAAATCACTAAGATTAGTTAAAAACTTATTTAACAATACATCAGGATTTTTAGTATCATAAGCAGCTCCAGTCATACCATGCTTATTCATAGAATATAATCTTGCGAAACTTGCTGCATCTAATATATCTTGAATAGTCTTACCTTGAAGACTTCTCATAAAATCTCCAAATGAACCACTTGATTTAGCTAAAGTTTGTATTTCATTATCTTCTTTTATAGCAACTTGATCTATTTTATTAATATAGCCATTAGCTAGTTGAGTAAACTTATCCATATTATTATTTATCTAATTAGAAGTAGTTTTGTGGATAGTCTATTGAAGTAATCTTTATTTAAAAATGTTAGCTCATAACGTCTTGTAAATTTTTTAACTTCAGAAAAAGTATATTTACTTATATCCATATTATTAATCTTACTAATCATAGAGTTTATAGTAGTTTGAGCTTTACCATCATTTATATCAATTAAATGATCTAAATATAAAATTGAATATTTACTTATAAAGATTTTTAAAGGTAATATTTTATCCACTTTACGTAAAAAATTAGTAAAGAAAGATAATATTTCATTTTCTTTAAAATATTTAAATAGCTCACAATCATCTAATTGAGTGTAGTTATAGTAAATTATAGATTTAGTTTTATCTTCTAATAACTTTTCACATATACTATATATCGTGTAATGATATATAAATTTTTTAACTTGTAAATTATTAATACTTTTATCTAATAAATTATATTCATGTAAAGAATTAATTATTTTAGCCTGTATATCATTTATAAGTAAATCATTAAAGTCAATAATAGTAAAATCATAATTTTCTATATATAAATCAGCCATCATTATTTCTATTATAATACTGTTCCAGAAATATTCTAGGAGCTTTTCCTATTCTACAATTTATTATACCATTATAATATTTTTCATTTAGTAAAACATCTTTTTCAAATTGTATTTTTGCTTCATAATAACTAAGTTCAAATTTACTATTACAGAATAATAATATATTAAATTTAAATTTATCTTTACCTAAATTTTCTATATCATTGTTTAATATATCGGATGAACCTGTATAAGTTTTCCAATCGCTTTCAATATAATCTATTCTTTTTCTTTTTTTACCTTTTAATGGTTTTCGTTTAATTTTACGAACCATTTGTTTTTTACCAATATATGATTTGTCATTTATAGTATTAATAATTTCATATACAAACCCATATGGATCTTGAGGTATATCACCTTTTATATCCCAATGACCACTATCCATTAAGATATTTACTTTTTATTTTTGCGTTTTCTAGTTTTACGTTTTTTACCTACTTTACCAAATCTAGAAATAGTAGCTCCTAAAGCTACTGGTTTTCTAAAATCTCCTGTTGCATATGCATCAGTACCGGGTGTACCACTAACTGTATTTCCATAACCTGCGGCTGCTGTTGGTCCTAGAGCTCCACCACCTACAGTATTTTCATCTTCTTCTTTTGCATCTAAATAAGCAGCTATTGCCATTTCTCTTTTTTTCTTTTTAGATTTACCTTTAAACTGAGGTGCTTTAGATTTTTGAAAATCTTTAACGTAATCGCCGGCATCGTGTTTTTTAGGATTTAATTTTTCTAAAAATGCTTTTTCAAACAGAGTTGTTTTCTTCATATTAGTATTTATAATTAATAGGTGAGTTTATTAGATCAATATATAGATGAAATAGAAAAAGATTTACAAATAAATGAATTTAACTTAAAAGACTCTTCAATGCGTACCCCAGCTCGTAAACATTATTGGGTATCTAAATTAATAAGACATAAGAAAAATTTATTAAGTTTAAAACAACAAAGAGATGTAGTTAAGAAAGAAGTAGTTCAAAAAATAGTTGAAGAAAGCCCAGTAAAAGTTACTATACCAGTTGCTGAAAAAGCAAGTTATAAGCATGAAAAAATGATAGAAATATCTAATAAAATTAATGATGAAGAATTGATTATAGAATTTTTAGAAAAAACTGAAAAAACTTTTAGTGCTGTAGGTTTTGATATAAAAAATATTATTGAAATAATGAAAATGGAGCAATTATGATACAATTTAAATTAGATAAAAGCAAGATACGTCTTTTAACCGATAATTTAGATGATATTAGAGAACATTTTAGTGTTAAAGATGATACAGCAAGATTTAGATTAAGAGGTAGAGCTAGATATTATTCTAATCCAAGAATATATTGCATAACACCTACAGGTTTATTTGAACCAGGTTTATTCTTTGATATATTAACCTTTATAAAAAAAGAGTATCCGGATATTAATATTGATATTCAGGATGAAGTATTAAATGTTGTAAAACCTAACAATTATAAATTAAATTCAGTATATAATTTACTTAAATTTCCTCTAAGAGATTATCAATTAACATCAGTTGAAAATGCATTAAAGTTTGGTAGAGGTATTATTAAACTTGGTACAGGTGGAGGTAAAACGTTAACTATAGCATCATTATTAATGAGTATGTTTAAGGATAACCCTAAAATTAAAATACTAATTATAGTACCTGATTTAGGATTAGTTAATCAAACTTATAAAGATTTTGAAGAATATAATGTTAGATTTAAGTTTACCAGGTGGACCGGCAAAATAAAACCAGATTTAACTGCAAACTGTATTATAGCTAATAGAGGTATTTTGCAAAGTCAGTTTAATGATAATGATTGGATAAAATATGTAGATACTTTAGTAGTAGACGAATGCCATACAATAAAAAAATCTAATAAAATTAGCAAAATGGTTAATGAAATTAATACAAATAATAAATTCGGATTAACAGGTACATTACCTGATAATAAGCCTGATGAATGGAATATATTAGGTAAATTGGGTAAAGTTATATATGATAAGGATAGTTATGAACTTAGATTAGAAAGCTATTTAACTAACGTAGACGTTAAAATTATTAATATAGGTTATAATAATAAACCTTTATATATATCAGGTAATAATAATTTTAAAACTGAGTTAGATTTTATATATACTAATAATTTTAGAAATAATGTTATAGATAATATTTGCAATAAATTTAATAATAACTCTCTTATATTGGTTAATCATTTAGCTCATGGCGATGCATTATACGATAAATTATCTCAAAGTAAAGATAAACAGGTATTTTTTGTAAAAGGTGAAGTTGAAGTAGAAACTAGAGATCAAATAAAAAAAATAATGGAAATAAATAATAATGTTATTTGTATAGCTATGAGTTCGATTTTTAGTACTGGAATTAATATTAAAAATATTCATATGATTATGTTTGCCTCAGGAGGTAAAAGTTTCATAAGAACTATACAATCAATCGGTCGTGGTTTAAGATTGCATGAAAGTAAAGATAAATTATTAATTATTGATTTATGTGATCAATTAAAATATGGTATTCGGCATGGAGATAAAAGAAAAGAAATATATGGTTTGGAAAAAATAAATTATACATTAACTGATATAGTTGAAAAATAATATTTTTATAATATAATTGTTATATGGCTAATACTAAAAAAACTACTGGTAAACGTAGAGGTCCAAAACCGAAAAAAACAGAATACTATGTAGATCCACGTGAATTAAAAGCTGAACTAGTAGCATATTATAAATGTGAAGATTGTACGCCTAAATTGGGTGATATGATACATAAAATTGCTCATGGTTTAAGTTATTCTTCAAACTTTATTAATTATACATACAGAGATGAAATGGTTGGAGATGCTTTAGTCAAAATGTATACAGCAGTTACTAATAAAAAATTTGATATTGAGTCTGATTATAATCCATTTTCATATTTTACTACTATTGCATTTCATGCTTTTATTAATAGAATTAAAAAAGAAAAAAAGCATGCTGAAACTTTAAGCCAATATAAAGAAAAGGTTTATGAGCAAGAAATGTTAGATTCAATGGATGGTAGAGTTTATGTCAAACCTATGAGTGATGATGTAGATATAGATTCGAATGAATAAAGTAGCAATATTTTCTGATATACATTTAGGTGTACACCAGAATAATGACTTCTGGTTGGGTATAGCTAATAAATGGGCTGATTGGTATATTAAAGATCTTAAAGATAAAAATATTACTGATATAATTTTTTGTGGCGATTTTTTTCATTATAGGGATGAAATATCAGTAAAAACTTTAAATTTTGCAAAAGATTTATTAGATAAATTTAAAGATTTTAATATTACAATGATAACTGGTAACCATGATGCATGGTATAAAGATACATCTGAGATTAATAGTTTAAGTATTTTAAAAGGCTATAAAAACTTAACCGTTTATGATAAGCTTGCAACCGTAGAATATAAAAATAAAATTGTATCATTTTGTCCATGGGGTACTAAAATTGATGATATACCTGATAGTGATCTAATATTCGGGCATTTTGAATTAGAAAATTTTAAAATGAATATGTTTAAAATTTGTGATCATGGAGATAATCCAGATGTATTAGTAGAAAAATCAAAGTTAATTTTTACCGGGCATTTTCATGCAAGAGATGAAAAACATTATAAAAAGCAAGATAGTTCTATTATATATGTCGGTAATCCTTATGAAATGGATTTTGGAGATACAATGCAGACTAAAGGTTATTATATTTTAGATTTTGATAAATTAACATATAAATTTTTTGAAAATAGTATTACACCCAAACATATAAAAATTATTTTATCTAAGCTAATTAATTTAACTGAAGTTGAAAATGTATTTAAAAAATCTTTACCGGGTAATATTATAAAATTAATTATAGATAAAAATATTAGTAGTGATCATTTAGATGCTTTAATAACTAAACTTACAACTTATAAGCCTGTAGAATTAAGGATTGATTATGATGTAAATTATAATAAACTTAAAATAGAAAATGATCAGGATTATGATTTATCAGGCGTTGATATTAAACATGCAATAGAAGAGTTCGTTAATATGTTGGATATTGAAAATAAAAAAGATGTTGTAAATTATTCACAGTCATTATATGAAAGAGTTAAATGAAATACATAAGCTTTAAAGAATTAAAAATTAAAAATTTTTTATCTATTGGTGAGGAAAACGTTATAGTTAACTTTGAAAAGGGTTTGCATATTGTGACCGGTATTAATAGAGATAAAGAAGATAGAAGAAATGGTGTAGGTAAAAGTACTATAGCTGATGCTTTATACTTTGCTATATTTGGTGCCACTTTAAGAGATATTAAAAAAAATTTTATACCTAATAATCTAACTTCAGGTACTTGTGAAGTACAATTATCATTTACCGTTGACGATCCAAAGCATGGTATAAACGAATTTGATATTATTCGTACTTTAAACCCTAGTAAGGTTTACGTATATAAAAATGGTAACGATAAAACAAGAGATAGTATATCTAATACCAACGAATATATTAATACAGTTTTATCATCAACCCCTGAAATATTTCAAAACTGTGTTATAATGACTCTTAATAATCATGTACCTTTTATGGGTAAGAGTAAAACTGAAAAACGTAAATTTATAGAGCAAATTTTTAATTTAGAAGTTTTTAGTAAAATGCTTGGAGAGTTACGTAATGAACATAATGAAGTTAAGCGTAATTTTGATATAGAAATAACAAGATTAGAAGAAACTAATAATCATTTAAATACGCAACAGCAACAAGTTGATAACTTCGAAGAAAATAAAGCTCAAAGAATATGTAGAATAGAAGATCAAATAGATACAAAAAATAAAGATTTAAACAATTATAAAGAAGAAAAAAATACTGTAGAATCATTAGATGAAAAACCTTATATAAGAAAATCAGATGAACTAAATGAAGAAATAGTTAATTTAAGTAAAGATAAAAATGAAAAATATGAAAAAATAGTTCAACTAAAAACTAATTTAACAGCTAATAAAAATACTTTAGCAAAAATTGGTACCGATGAAGCAACTTGCCCTATGTGTTTGAGATCATTAGAAGAACATGATAAAGATTTAATTGAATCGGAAAAAGAAAAAATTAATAATATATTAGATGATATTTTAAATGATATAAAAAATAATAAAAAAGATTATGAAATTATAGTTAAAGGAATCAATAGTTATTCCGCAGCTAAAACTAAAATTGATAATAAAATTAATGAAATAAAAAATCAAAAAGATAATATTTCTTACTTAGAACGTAACATAACTGAGATTGAAAATATTATTAATCAGTATAATTCTGATATTAATAATATTAAAAATGAGACTAATTCATTTGATGGTTTAATTATAGATACTACTAATAAAATTAATGAAATAAAAAATGAAATAGATTCAATTAAAAAAGTTATTAATTTAATGGATGTGGTTAAATTTGTAGTTAGTGAAGAAGGTGTTAAAAGTTTTATAGTTAAAAAGATACTTTCACATTTTAATGGTAAGTTGACTCATTTTTTAAAGAAGTTAGATAGTAATTGTATTTGCGCATTTAATGAATATTTTGAAGAGGAAATTATAAATGAAAAAGGTAAGATTTGTTTATATAATAATTTTTCAGGAGCAGAAAGAAAAGCTATTGATTTAGCTTGTTTATTTTCTTTTATGGATATGAGAAAATCTCAAGGTGATGTTTATTATAATATTAGCTTTTATGATGAATTATTTGATAGTAGTTTAGATGAAAAAGGTGTAGATTTAGTACTGGAAATATTAAATGAACGAGTAGATAAATATAATGAATGTGTTATGGTAATAAGCCATAGAAAAGAAAGTATAAAATCTGCTAACGGAGATATTATATTTTTAGAAAAACACAATGGCGTCACTAGAAGAGTAAATTTTATTGATTAATTAATATTATGCTAATACAAGGTAATAAACCATTTCAAGCTAATAATCCATTTATAGCAAGGCCTTTTCAAAATAATGTTATAATACCCCAACAACCCCAACCTACCCAAGCTCAACCGCCTGCAACACAGGAACAAAATTTAATTAGATTTTTAAATTATTATGCTGATTATTCGGGCTGCGGTCACTGGAGAATGATATGGCCTGAACAGGTAATGAATGCTCATAGTAAAGCTGTGGTTCATGGTACTACAGTAATGAATGTTGATGAAAGATATTATATTCAAACAAAAGGTATAAGAATACAAAGACAAGCTACCCCAGCCCAGTTACAGTTTGTCCAGTGGTTAAGAAAAGTAGCTGATAAAAATAATATTAGATTAATATATGAAATAGATGATATTTGTTTTCATGAAGATATACCTGATTATAACAAATATAAAAACGCATTTGTTGATCCTAATATAAGAAATGCTGCTCAAGAAATGATGAAGATATGTGACGAGGTAACAGTTACTTGTCCATTTATGAGAGATTATTACAAAGCTAAAACTGGTAATAATAATGTAACAGTACTACCTAATTTTATGCCTAAATTTTGGTTAGGTCATTATTGTGACTTAAACAGAACTATGGAAAGTTATGATAAAAATAAAAGAAAACCTCGAATTTTATACGCAGGCTCCGGAGCTCACTTTGATATAGAAAATAGAGTTAAATTTAAAGATGATTTTTATCATGTAAATGATGTTATTAGAAAAACTATTGACAAGTATACATGGGTGTTTTTAGGAGCTCATCCATTACCTATTAGAGATTTAGTACAATCAGGTAAAGTTGAGTTTCATCCGTGGAGAAGGCTATTTGAATATGGTCAAGGCCTATTTGATTTAAATGTTAATATAATTGTAGCCCCACTACAAGATAATACATTCAATAAAGCTAAATCTGATTTAAAATATATTGAAGCTTGCGCTTTAGGATTACCGATAGTTTGTCAAGATTTAGTTACCTATGAGAATGCGCCGATCAAATTTAAAACTGGGGACGATATGATAGCCCAAATTGAAACTACTCTACAAGATAGAAAACGTTATAAATCAATTTGTAAAAAAGCTCGTCAATACGCTAATACGAGATGGTTAGAAGATGATAAAAATATTGATTGTTATTTAGAATTATATCAGTATGCGGTAGATGATCCTAAAAGAGTTAATCTTGGTAGATATAATTAGGAACTATCATATAATTGTATTGTGAGTTACCGCAATATATACTATGACCCTCGAGAAAGATGTATTAACTTATTTACTTGGAACAAAGAAGGTAAAAGAATTAAGGTAACTACTTCTTATGATCCATACCTTTACGTTGAAGGTAAAGGTGATTATGAATCTATTTATGGTACTAAATTAATTAAAAAAAGTTTTAGGACCCAATATGATAGATACAAGTATATTAAAGATACTGGGGTAAAAAGAGTATTTGAAAATCAACCTGCAGTTCAGCAGTACTTAATTGATACTTTTTGGAAAGTAAATGAAAAAACTGAGTTTAGTAAAAATCCTATTAAAGTATTATTTTTAGATATTGAAACTTATTCACCTGATGAGTTTCCTCAACCTGCTAATCCTACACATACTGTTAACGTTATAACAGTTTTTGATTCTTTAAATCGTCATTACTATACTTTTGGTTTAAAAGATTTTAATAATAAAGATGAGGATGTAACTTATATTAAATGTTCTACTGAAAGAGAACTATTTATGAGGTTTGTAGAGTATATAGAAAAAGATTACCCGGATATAATGTCAGGTTGGAATAGTGAGTTTTTTGATTTGCCTTATATTTTAAATAGATGTACTCGTATACTAGGGGATGAATGGACTAATAGAATATCTCCTTCAGGGAATGTATATAGTAGAACTATACGGGGTCAGTTTGGTCAAGAGCAGACTAGATGGTATGTTGAAGGAGTTTCATTAATTGATTACCTTGATGTATATAAAAGATTTTCAGTAGGTATAAAAGAAAGTTATAAACTTGATGCTATTGGTGAAGCTGAGTTAGGTGAGAAGAAAGTAGATTTTGGTAATATGAATCTAGCTACTTTATCAGATACTGATTGGCAAACGTTTGTTGAATATAATATTCAAGACGTTAGACTTTTAACTAAGCTTGAAGATAAGTTAAAATATACAGAACTTATTAAGATGTTAGCTTATGTAGGGTTAACTACCTTTGAAGCTGCTATGGGTTCTCTTTCAGTAATCAATGGTGCTACTGCAGTTATATCAAGAAGGCGAAATCAATGCGTACCTTCATTTATAAGAAACGAAGATTCAGGCAAGAACCCCGGGGCTTATGTTGGTGAACCTTTGCAGGGGTTTCAAGAAAATATAATATCATTTGATGCTAACTCTCTATACCCTAATGTAATGATATCTCTTAATATGTCTCCAGAGACTAAAGTTGGTAAGATTGAGGATAAAAATAATAATGAAATAGTTATACGTCATGCAAACGGTAAAGTATTTACTTTAACTCATGAGAAGTTTTTACTATTTTGTAAGAAAGAAGAAATAGCAATAAGTAAAGCTAACGTATTATTTACTCAGAAAAAGAAAGGGGTAATGCCTGAGATTTTAGATTATTATTATAATAAAAGAGTAGAGGTTAAAAAAGAATTAGGTAAATTAAGAAAAAAATATTTAAAAAATAAAAATACAAAACTTAAGTTTCAAATAGAACAATTAGATGCAAAGCAGTTATGTATAAAAGTTTTAATTAATTCTATATATGGTTACTTTGGTAATAAGCATGCACCTTTTGGTGATGATGATATAGCTTCTTCAATTACTTTAACTGGTCAATCAGTTATTAAGATGTCTAACGAATTACTTAAAAAATATATTAAGAAAAAGACCGGTATAGAAGACGAAAAAACTCTTAATGATTGTATTATATATAACGATACTGATAGTAGTTATATTTCAGTAAAACCTTTGATTAAAGCTGGATTATCTTTTACTGATAATAATGGAAAACTAACTAAAGAATTTTATGATGAAGTTCAGAATATTGAAGATTTTTTAAATGATGAAATTAAAGTATGGGGTAGTAAAGCTTTAAACTCTAAAGATTGTAGATTTGTATTTAAACGTGAAATGATAGCTGATGTAGGTATCTTTTTGCAGAAAAAACGTTATGTTATACATGTGTTAGATGATGAAGGTATACCTACTGATAAGTATAAGTATACAGGGGTAGAAGTAGTAAGAAGTACTATGCCTGATGCAATTAAACCTCACGTTAAAGGTATAATTGAAACTATGTTATCTACTCAAAGTATAACTGAAACGAATGCAGTACTAGATAAAACTTATAAAATTTTTAAAGACTTACCAGTTGAAGATATAACGTTTGTTTCCGGATTAAAAGGTTATGAAAAATATGCAGGTCAATGTGATGGTTGGAAAACTGCTAAAGGCATGCCTATACATGTTAAAGCAGCTTATTATCATAATTTATTACTTAAGAAGTTTAATATAGAAAAAGAATATGAAACTATTAGTTCCGGTGATAAAGTGAGATATTTTTATCTACAACAGCCTAATCCTTATAACTTACCAAGTTTAGCTTACAAATATTATTACCCTGATGAATTTAAAAAAATATTTCACGTAGATTATGATAAGATGTTTGAAAAAAATCTATACGCAGTTATAGAAAGATTTTATGAAAATGTTAAATGGTCTATACAAAAGCCTGGTAATGCAGTTCAAACTAATTTATTTGATCTTTTAAGTTGAATTATAAAAAATAGTTATTAAAATATATGTATGTCAGACAAAAAATATACTACTTTTATTGATAATGCAGGACGTGCACTTTTTGCAGAAATTGGAAGCGAAACTTCAGATGAATTAGTTGCAAAAAATCCTGTTATGATTACGGTCCAACAAGGAGAAAATGGTCAAATGGCTGTTCAATTATTTCCTTTATTCTTTCAAGAATTTGTTTCACCAGAAGAAGATGGTACTAGATCTAACTATTTTACCTATAATAAGAAAAATATAGCTATTGGTACACAATTTAAAATTGAACCTCGTATTTGCGAACAATATGAAAAAATAGTAAACCCAGTTTTAGTACCTGCTAATCAACCAGAAAGTGAACCTGAAGTTATTAAACTATTTGATGAATAATATATGTTAATCCAAAAAAAGGTTCAAAAAATTATTTTAGATTATATTGAACCGATTTATGAATTTAATTTAAATTCTGAATTCAAAAATATGGGTTGTGATTCAATGACTATGATGGATATAATTTTAGAAATTGAAGATGAGTTTAAAGTAGAAATAACTGGTGATATACTTGAAAAAATTAAATCTCCAAAAAATTTAATAACTTTTTTGGAAGGAGTAGAAAAATAAATAAAAAATAGCCTCTCATATATGAGAGGTTCCCTATAATGACACCACAAGAAATATGGGATTATAAATTAGGATGGAAATCTTACGGTTTTTCAGTACCATTTCATTCTGATTGGGAAATGGAATATACAGACTTTTGTAAAGAAAATTTTAATAAATGGCAATGGGATATTTATAGGTGGACTAATGTTTATGAGCATACAATGCAATTTGAAAAATTAAAAGATGCTGATAAATTTAAAGAATTTATTGATAAATAAAAAACATATACTATAATAAAGTATATGAGTAAAGAAATAGATGATATTTTATCTGTAATAGATAAGTCTAATCCATATGCATCTTTCCTAAATGAAAGTGCTTTAAGTAATGTGGATGGTTGGTTAGATACTGGTTCAATGGTACTTAATGGTATAGTTTCAGGATCTCTTTTTGGTGGTATACCTAAGAATAGAATGACCCTTTTAGCTGGTCCGAGTATGACTGGTAAGAGTTTTATATTACAAAAGATTCTTGCTAATGCGCAGAAAGAAGGTTTAATACCAGTTATATTCGATAGTGAAAATGCTATTGATAAAGATGGTGCAGCAGCATTAGGTTTAGATGTCAGTAAAGTAAAATATGTACCTGTCTTTAGTATTGAAGAATGTCGTAATACAATTTATGATTTTTTAACTAAAGTAAAAGAGAAAGGTCAAGAAGGTAAGTTTATTATTGCTATCGACTCTTTAGGTAACATGGAGAGTCAATTGCAGATTGGTAGAATGGAAAAGAGCAATGTTTCAGCTGATATGGGTAGTAGAGCTAAAGCTATGAAAACTTTGCTTAGAACTTGTACTCAATTATCAGGGTTAACTAAAACTACTATTTTAGCTACTAATCATATATATGAAGATCCTGCTGCATTATTTCCTTCGTTAGTTAAGGCTATGCCTGGTGGTACTGCTACTGTATATTTGCCTTCAGTAACTATTCAATTGGCTCGTAAGCCTGTTAAAGAAGATAAAAATACTGATGGTAAATTAGCTATAGGTCAGAAAAATTATTCAGGTGTTATTCTTAGAGCTTTAACTGTAAAGAATCGATTTATTAAGCAATACTTACAAGGGGAAATGTATCTATCTTTTGATAAAGGTCTTAATAAGTATTATGGTTTGTTAGATTTAGCAGTAGGTTTAGGTGCAGTTATTCAAACTGGGTCAACTTATCAATTACCAGATGAGACTAAGTTAGGTTATTATAGTAAATGGAAAGATAATACGGAACTGTGGGATAATACTATTATACCTGTTATAGAAGAAAGAATTAAACAAGAGTGGGCTTATAGTAATAAATCAAATGAAGAAGAAATTATTCCAGACGAAGTAGATGAAGAAGAATAAAATAGTAATAACATTATCAGGTGGTATGGATTCATCTGTACTATTATATAAAGCTGGAAAACAATATAAAGAAGTTCATACAGTAACATTTGATTACGGTCAAAGACATGATTTAGAGTTACATGCAGCTGAAAAACAATTAGTTAATGCTAAGCATAATTTTTCTAATGTATTATTTACTAATAAATTATTAGATGTAAAATATATTAAGGATATAGCTGATACATCTTCTTTAACTAATAATAATATTGATACACCTGATGTAAAAGATATAATGGGAGAAGCTCAACCAAAATCTTATGTACCTTTTCGCAATATGATGTTTTTAAGTATTTTATTATCATATGCCGAAAAACTTAAAGCAGATGAAGTATGGTATGGAGCTGCTGAAGCAGATAGTTTAGCAGGTTACTGGGACGGTTCAGTACAATTTGTTGATAAAATAAATCAAATATGTTTATTAAATAGAGAAGTTGATATAAGTGTTAGAGCCCCTCTCTTAGAATTGAGTAAAAAAGAAATAATTTTAAACGGTATAGAGTTAGGTGTAAACTTTGGAGATACTTATACTTGTTATTCTGGAGAATACCCATGCGATGCTAATAGTGCAAGTAGTGCTCTTAGATTAAAAGGTTTTGTAGAAGCAGGATATATAGACCCGTTACCTTATAAACAGCAAGATAAATTAGATTCAGTTTATAAAGATAATAATTGTAAATCTATAGTTTATTAATACCCGTGTCTATGCAATCTTTCATATGAAAGATTGCTGCGCATTCTCTCTCTTTGCTGGTTAATTAAATATCGATTTATATCATATTGCGACATTGCAACTTGTTCATCTTCTTCATCGCAAGTTTCTTCATCACTCTTTTTTCTTAACTTACCAGTTACTGGGCATCTTTCTGCATCTTCTTCTTTGTCTTGCTTTTCAATAGCATCAGCAATAGCTTGGCCTCTTGCTTTTTCATATTCAGAAAGATCTCCATCATCATCTAAATCAGCTTTTTCGTGATCAATTTCAGCATCTTCTTCATCACTTGGACAACCTTCTTCATCACTAGGACAGCTTTCACCATCTTCATGATTATGCTCTTCTCCTTCTGGAAAATCAGCTACTAATTTTTCTCTTTGACCTAAATCAATTTCACCACCAAATTTATCTACTGTTTCTAACTCACTAGGTTTAACTATAACCACTGAAACTACATCATCTTGACTTATATCATCTAAATTAATTTTAGTACCTTTAAATTTATTAAGAGTAAGTCTATATTTTAACCCGTCACTAATAGTAGTATATAAATCATTTTCTCCTACTTCTCCTTCAGATTTAAATACTTTATCACCACCTAAATTTAATTGTAAAGTTTCAAAACCAGTATCGCCTTTCTTTAAACCTTCTTTTGCAGCTCCTCTTTCTCTAGTAGTAATTTTTATATCAGATCTTTGAGCTAAAGGTTTAGAAACGTTAGCTACCACATTTATAGCATTTTGAATATCATCATCAGTTAAATTTTCTAAGTCTAATTCAGGGTTTTCCTTTTGTAAAAATCTAATAACTTTAGTTGCAAAGTATCTTGGTGTCATAGTACCTTTTAGATCTCTAATATCTTCCATTCCCATTAGTTTAGCTCTTAAAGGGTCAGCAATTTTTTTACCTCTTGCTTCTTCTACGATATCATATTCTGCATTTTCTAAATTCTCTAAATAACCTGAAGTATTTTCAGTTATAATGTTTTTGTTATTCCAGTTATGTAAACTCATATTATTATTTATTGATTTTTATTAATTTTATACTATAATATAGATATATGTGTGGTATTTATTGTAGTAATGATTTAAGTACTTTTGAAGTATTACAGCAAGCTAATAAAAAGCGAGGTAATTTTTCAACAGGTATATTTTATTGTTATAATAAAGCTAATTATAAAATTATTAAAGAAAAAGGTAATATAGATTTTAATAAAGATAAAATACCAACCGATAAAGGATTTTTATATTTAGGTCACAATCAAGCACCTACCGGAACAGGAAGAGATTGGAAAGAAGAAACTTCTCACCCGTTTTTGGTCGGTGATTGGATAGTAGCTCATAATGGTGTGTTAACTAATTTTGAAGAGCTTAAAGATGAATATGTACCTATGCACGATAATCCAGTTGATAGTAGTATAATACCTGCTTTATTAGATGAATTTGAATATAACCATGGGCCTTGTGAAGATGCAGAAACTGAAGTACAAAATATTTTATATACTATTGAAAAATTAAAAGGTACTTTTGCATTATGGATAATAAACATAAAAACTATGAATATATATATAGCAAGACAAGGTAGTACATTATTTTATAAAGATAGTAATATATCATCTATAAGAGGATGTGATTATAAAGAAGTAAGTCAAGGTATATTATACAATTATTCGTTTGAAGGATTAACCGAAATAGATGGCTTTGTATATGATTCACCATTTTTAACATTATGAATATAAATTATGTAACAATTGGTAAATTAAATGAAATAGATAAATTAAGATTTATAAAATTTATCTATAATAATACTGATTCTTTTATTTTAAATACTTTCGGCCATACTTGGTCAGGTAGAGATTGGTGGGATAAATATCCTATCGAAGTATGTACAGATGAAAAAGGTAAAGTTTTAGGATTGCATGCATATACAGTTAATGATAAATATAAAGATGCTTTAAAAACTTATTATATAGTTACTTCTAAAGATAGTAGAGGTAAAGGAATAGCAAAATTATTAATTAAAAATGCTGTTTATAAACATAAAGATAATATAAAGTTTTATTATGTTAATTCTGATATAAAAAGTGAAGGAGCTATTTTTTATAAAAAATGGTTAGGTGACAATTTTATTGTAAAAGATAATGATTTTAATTCTCAAGATATGATTTTTGAGGAACCTATTTATAATATTATTAATGGCTAGATTAAAAACTACAGGAAAACCTCGTCAATTTGATACTGGAGCCCAAAGAGATAATGCAGATGGTAAACTACGTATGAGTTTAGTTCCACATAAAGCACTTAACGATGTAATGGTGAGATATATTCAAGGTGCAGATACATATGGAGAAAATAATTGGAAAAAAGGTATGAAGCATTCAGTCTTATATGATAGTGCAATGAGACATCTTATGCAAGACTTTACCGGTGATAATAGTGAAGACCATCTAGGAGCTGCTTTATGGAATATTATGGGTATGATCTGGAATAGAGACCATAAACCTGAAATGGATGATAGGAAAGAATATGAGTAAAGTATTTGTATCAGGTTGTTATGATATTATTCATGCAGGTCATATAGAATTTTTCAAAGAGGCTCTTAAACAAGGAGATAAACTGGTAGTATGTATACCATCTGATGAAGTACTATATCAGTATAAAAAAAGACGTCCAAGTATACCAATTGAGCATAAGATAGAAATTTTAAATAATATATCTTTTATTGATGAGGTGGTAATTGGTGGTAATTTAGATAAAAATGGTTTAAATTTTAAAGACATAATAATAAAGATATCCCCAGATGTTTTAGTTGTTACCTCGGATGATAAGTTTGAAAAAAATAAAAGAGAATTCTGTTTAAACCATAATATAGAATATATTAAATTAGAAAAAACACCTCCGAAGTTCGACCCTATAAGTACATCATCCATTCTTAATAATATAAATACTCCTAATGAATCACCTTTACGCGTCGACTTAGCCGGCGGGTGGTTAGATATACCTAAACATGCAAGAGATGATGGGTTTATAGTAAATTGCGCAATATCACCAACTGTATCTTTACACAATTGGCCGTATGAAACCAAATCTGGACTCGGAGGTAGTGGAGCATGGGCATTATTAAATGGTAAAGACGGAGTACAAAGTGAATTAGATTTAGGTGTTGGGTGGCAAGACCCTGCTGTGATAAAAGAAACAGGATTATGTGTTTGGAAGAGTGGTAAAAAACCTTATCTTATATTAAAACGAAATGGTGATATATTAAAAGGTAAAATGGCTTTATATTATACTGGAATTAGTCACGATTCACCAGCGATTGCGTCGAATGATCGTGATTATAATTTATTGGCCCGGTCTAGCCGATTAGCATATGTTGGTGTACAAAATAATAATTTAGAGCAATTATGTGCTGGTGTTAATATGAGCTACGAAGCTCAATTAAAAGAGGGTATGGATATATTACCAGTTGTTAAAAATGCAATTGCGACCAAATATTGTGGAGGAGGTTTTGGTGGATACTCATTATCAGTATTCTATAATAAAATACACCGTGATGAATTTATTAATAATTACAAACATCTTGGAGCAATTAAAATAGAACCATACTTAAATGAAATATAAAATTTATACAACCACGAAAGGTAAAAAAGAAGATACTTTATTATATAAATCTCTCAATATAAAATATTACGATATACCAGTACATTATGAAGAAAAAAATACTAAAAGTTTGCAAAAATGTTATAATAACTTCTTGGAAGATGCTCGTAGTAATAATTC